CGGTGGCCGTCACACGATCCTGTGCGTCAAAACACTGCGGCAGGTACTGTTTGCAGCCTACAAGCTGCGCCTGCCGTATCCAAAGGATACACAAGATGAAACCATTAGAAACTTCAAAGAAACCGAACGAGACGTCTGCGAAGACGCCAAATTCGTCCAAGAAGTTCTGGGGGACCCTGCTAAAGGTCTTCCTGATTGTGGCACCGATAGTAAAGGATGTAATCCTTTCGGCCCGCAACAGAGGACGCTAGCTCGAGCTCGTGCTTTGTTACACGAGTTGTTTAGAGGATTCGACGCTTCGGATATCAAGCCGAAGCATGGACCGGGAGCGGTCTCCACCAAGGAGATCTTAGCCCAGAAATTCGCGTTCAAGCGAGTGAATCCACGTGCTCAGCTCGTCTTTCCATTTGACGAGTACTACCATGTGAGTTTAACACATGTGGCAGATGCATGCGGTAGTTGGAAACACTACCTACAAGAAACAGAGTCATCGGCAAAGGTTATCCTAGTCGATAAAGACTCTCGGGGACCGAGGATTATTTCTGCAGAGCCTAGCGAGTTGCAATGGCTCCAGCAGGGACTTCGGTCTGCAATGGTTGAGTGGATAGAATCTCATCCCCTAACACGGGGTGAGGTGATGTTCACCGACCAGTCCATAAACCAGTCAGCGGCCCTTAAAGGGTCTTGGCCTGCCAATTGGCTAGGCTGTGACGGCGAACTCGTATCAGGTGGCCCGTTGGCTACCCTTGACCTCAAAGAGGCCAGCGATCGAGTATCGTGTAGTCTCGTGGAATTGTTGTTTCCAGAGCCTCTTCTGAGTGCTCTGTTGGCGACAAGATCCTTGGCAACGGTGTTGCCCGATAAAACGGAGTTAGTATTGGCCAAGTTTGCGCCTATGGGTTCAGCAACATGCTTCCCAGTAATGGCGCTCACTATTTGGGCCTTGCTCCGTGCAAGTCGGTCTCTCCACAAGTCGTGGAGAACGCGTAAGGAGGTCGCAAGACCCCTTATGATATACGGTGACGACGTGATCGTACCAACGGCCTGTGCCGAAGATGCGATTGAAACACTCGAGTCCTTTGGCCTTAAAGTCAATGTTGACAAGAGTTGCTACAGGGGATTCTTTAGGGAATCGTGCGGAGTTGACGCCTTTTTGGGCGAAGACGTAACACCCGTCCGCTTGCGGACGCTCTGGCGTAATCACAAGTCTGCAGAAGTTTATGCCTCACACATAGCTTACGCGAATGCGTTTTGGCATAAAGGATACAAACGAACCGCGCGATTTATTGCGTGGTTGCTCCATCGCTATTACGGGATGGTCCCATTTGTAGATCAACCGGGGCAAGCCCTGGTTCCTGCATTGGAG